GACAGTGCCCGCCAATCTTTAGAGGCTATTAAATTAGATTCTTTAATACAATCACTAGGTAGAGAGGGTGAGCTTATTGAGCAACGTCCTGAGCCATTTGGAATTTACGAACAGCCACAATCGCCATCGGAAGATTCTGAAACTAGAAACAGAGATGAATATATGAAACAACAAATGATGCAGAGGTTTTTTGAGCAAAATAGATAAAGATCCAAGGGCGTTATACAACGAGGAGTTACATCGCCAATGGAGAGATGCTCGTTCTGATTGGGATACAGAGTCTCGTAAGGATATTGATTTCTACCTTGGTAATCATTTTAGTGCAGAAGAGTCCGATGAGCTTTCCCAGAGAAATCAGGCAGATATACCGATGGACAGGATATCATCTGCTATTGAAAAATTTAAAGCAGTATTAACATCAAGAGCACCAGCATTTACAATCACTCCTAGGGAGGATTCAGATGTTCAGGTAGCTACATTATGGAGAACGATCATTGGTTATATCTGGCAAATATCTGATGGTGATTCTCAGATAAAACAAGCAATACATGATTATGCAACGACAGGTATTGGCTATCTATATGCTTATATTGATGGACAATCAGACTTCGGTAGAGGGGATGTAAAGTTCACTTATATTGACCCATTCAGGGTCTATACTTCGCCTTCATCCCGTGATCGCTGGTTTAGCGATTCTGACGGAATTATCTTGTCTACTATACTAACCGGTGAACAAGTGCTGAACCTCTACCCTGAATTAGGAGATCAAACAGATCCAGAAACTGGAGAGGTAATACCGGGTATTATCAATGATATATCTGGATTTAGTTATGACGATGAAGATTACCCAGCTTCTCAAAACAAAAATTCTATGACTGCCTTTACCCCATCTGACGTAAAGGATAAAGATTATTTTGAGGTTAAAAAGTATCAGATACTAGAAAGATTTTATAAGGTTAAAGTTCCATTTTATCGTTTGATTGATATTCAAAGTCAAGAGGAATCTATTTTATCTCCTGATGAGTATATGGAATTTGCAGAGCAAAATGCAGAAGTATTAGAAAGCGGAGCTTTTCAAGTAGTTGAAGTATTGCAAAACAGGGTGAAGGTTTGTGCTACTCTTGGAGAAATAGTTTTATATGAATCTATTTTAAATACAGATGAATATCCAATAGTCCCGTTGCCAAATGTTTGGACAGGCACTCCATATCCCAAGAGCGATGTCTCCCGTGCTAGACCAATGCAGCGACTTTTAAATAAGCTGTGGTCATTGGCACTCTCTCATGCCCAAGCTTCAGCGGGACTAAAACTATTAGTTCCTCTTGGCAGTGTGGATGATGTAGGGCAACTTGAAAAAGATTGGGCAAATCCAAACGCTGTAATAGAAGTAGATTCTTCGCAAGGGGAACCTCATTATCCAGCACCTCAACCACTCGCTGGCGAGTTCTATAAGTTAATACAGCAATCAGAATTTTATATAGATTTTATCTTTGGTCTGCCAGAAATGATGCATGGCTTTGCTGAAAAAGCACCAGAGACTGTCAAAGGTACAGAAAGAATGATAGCATTAGGTACGGAAAGACCTAAATCTAAATTAAGAGATATTGAGTTTAGCATGAATAGGCTTGGTAAAATTATTTATAACCTCTCCAAAGGTCATTATACTTTCCAAAAGATTTTTAGATTAGCACAACCGAATAATAACATAACAGAAGTTATGGCAAATTATTATACAGATATTAGTGGTGCTGTACTAGATTTGAAAAAAGATAGGCATTTTTTAGACCAGCACGATATTCGTATTGAACCGGGTTCCACTATGCCTTCCAATAAGTGGGCAGAGTTAAATGTATATTTAGAAGCTTACCAAATGGGGATTGTGGATAAGTTTGAAGTGTTGAAGAAGAACCCGGAAATTTTTGATAAAGAGGGCATCTTGCAGCGAACAGATGAAAAGCAGCAAATGATGCAACAAATTCAAGCTCTTGAAGAGCAATTAAAGACTTTGCAGGGTGACTTGCAAACAGCCCAGAGGGAATCTGTTAGTGACCGTAAGAAAGTGGAAGTGGAGAAATTCAAGTCCAGACTATCTGAGGTTTCTTCAGATGCCAAAGCTGATCGTAGAGTTCAGCGTAATAAACTCGAAAACGAGGTGAAGCTCGAAGTGGAGAAATTAGCTAGGGATCTTGAAAAAGGTTCTAACGAAGTTAGTTCAACTCCGCAGGATTAGAGACATCTTAAAATAAGGAGATAATATGAGCACATTAGAACAAGCAGAGGCTAATGTCGGTACTCAACCGATGGATAGTGAAGCTGCATTTGTTGAAGATATTGTTGGTCAAGAACCTACAGCTACTGTTGAACCAGTTCAACAAGAGCAAGGGTTTATTGAACCTGCACCAGAAGAAACTATTTCAGTAGACTATGAGTCTGAGGCGAAAAAGTTTCAGTCAATGTATGATCGGGCACAGTCCGAAAATCAGAAACTGTCACGATTGGAACCACTAGCTCAATTACTGGAAACGAGACCAGATCTGGTACAGACATTACAAGACGGTATAGCTAATCAACAAAGTGCACCAGAATCACAACCCGGACTGAGTGAAGATGACTTCAACCCTTGGGAAGCCTTCACAAAACCCGGATCACAATCCAACCAATATGTGTCTACTCAGATGCAACAAATGGCTGGTGAAATGATCCAGAATGCGATGGCTGAACAACAACGCCAAATGCAAGCCGATATGTATTTAAACAATACGATGGGAACACTTCGTGATACTTATAAAATGTCAGACAACGATATAAAAGAGTTCATGGAGTTCTCAACGCAGCCCACAGAAAGGGTTGGTTTAGGTAATTTGGTAAAACTTTGGCGAGATGTCAATGGCAATTCTGTTGCCAATAACGACACAGTAGAAGCGGTAAGTGCAGCGAAACAAGCTCCCCGGACAGCTGGAGTCCTACAAGGACAAGCTCCTCAGAGTCCTAAAACAGACCAAGATAAGGTTTGGGATACGATTATGAGTACGGGTAGTGGATCGGCACTTCCATAATAATAACAAATAGTATGAGGAAAATAAAATGGCAATTTCATATAATTCTGGAACATTAAAGTCCAGTGACATAACTGCCTCTTCAACCTCTGCTGGCGTAGGAACCGCCCCGGATCGTAGACGGTTATATAATTTCGGAGACCGAGTAGCTGAATTAGCTCCTGAGGAATCTCCGTTTTTCGTCTATCTGAATAAGGTTGCGAAAGCTCCTACCGATGACCCAGTATTTCGTTACTTAGAGAATCGGAATAAAATAAACTGGACTGACCGAGGATTTTTATTAGCTGCGGCTGTAAATGGTGGATCTGCTGTATCAGCAGGCTCGTCTTATACATTCACAGTTGATACTTCTGGCGGTGCTTCAGTTGACTGGTTGATCAAAGGTATGGTATTTGTTGTAAGCACAGTTGACAGTACGGCTGGTATTGGTCACACGATTGCTCGTGTTGACTCAGCTGTTTCTGACTTAGGTTCTAGTTCTTCTTTTACTGGTAAGATCATTGATGTTTCTAATTCTAATGTTAGTGGATATAATGTTCTTGCTGATAATGATAGCTGCCAAATCATTGGTACATCATTTGAAGAGGGCTCTGGAGCTCCTGATGTGTGGTCAAGCGAACTTGAAGATAATTATGGGTATACCCAGATCTTTAAGACCGCTGCTGAAATGACTAATACAGCAATAGCTACTCGTTATCGTGGGTACGCAGACGAATGGTCTCGTATCTGGGCAGATAAACTTCGTGAGCACAAGGTTGATATTGAGAGGGCTATGCTATTCGGGCAAAAGGCTCGTGTAGGTGGCATTCAATACACTGAAGGTATTGTAGGACATATCGTAAAGAACGTAAACCCATCTGCTTCAGATGCGGCTCTTTCGTACACTTCTGGTAGTTCTTACTATCGTACAGCGGCTCAGTCTGAGTTCACTTATGATAGATTACTTTCAGACTTAGAAGTAATCTTTGACCCCGCTCGTGGCGGATCAAGTGATAAGCTTGTTCTTTGTTCACTACCAGTTATCACGTTTTTTAACAAACTTGGTAGCTCAACTTTCTTGTCTGGTTCTTTGAACCATGCAGCAGAGGGTAGTTCAAGAACGCCTTCACAGGCTTATTCATATAACTTTGATTCTCGCCAAGGTGCTTTTGGTCATTCCATTATGGTTATTGATACCATACATGGTCGTTTAAACCTAGTTAAAGAACCACTGTTTCGTGGTATTGCATCTGGGTTTATGCTAATGGCTGATATGAGTCAAGTTGCTTATAGACCACTTGTGGGTAACGGTGTGAATCGTGATACTCATGTAATATCAAATGTTCAATCAGATGATGAAGATCTAAGAAAAGATATGATCTTGACCGAAGCTGGTCTTGAGATTACCCTTTCTGAGTCTCACGCTCTGTATAACATTGAATCCCTATAAGGAGGTATGATATGAGATCAGATTCGATTAATGCTTCAAGTGGTAAGCACGGTGGTGTAGCAAAAGGTGTGGTATTCGTACCAGACGCTGCTGCATATACCGTATCAGCAAATGACAGTGGTAAAATTCATGTAATTCCTGACTTAACAGCAGATATAACAATTACGTTACCTGCTGAAGAGGAGGGAATGAGCTATGAGTTTTGGTATGGTGGAACAGCAGCAGATGCACAGGACTGGACTATTGATACTGGTGCAGATGCCAATTACTTTATTGGCGGACTAGTTCATAGTGATAGTGATGGTGAATTAACTGCAACTGTTGATTCTGACAACGACAGTAACTCTAAATTAGGTGTACTAACTCCCCTTGGTGGAACTATGGTTAAAATGGTTTGCGATGGTGTAGTTTGGTATGTTAATGGGCACGTTGTTTCAGCTACTAATACAGCTATTACATTTGCTGACCAGTCATAAATTTCCGAATAAATAAGGAAAACAGTTTATAGTACTGTGGGGAGAGTCAATAAAAGGCTTTCCCCAAAACTATAAAGGAAAAATTTATGGAAAAGAAATGTATACATTGTAAACACCCAAATGAAGAAGGGTGGTTTTATTGTAAAAGCTGTGGTAAAAAAGCTTCTGTAAGTCCTTTTACTACAAATTTATATATGATATCAGATATGGCTAAGCGAACTGATGTAGAACTTAGTGAGCAAAGTATGGATCAAAACATAAAAGAAATGAATGAGAGGACTTATGCCAGTTAAGAAAGCTTTAAAGGTAAAGGGTGTTTCTATGTCTGGTTTAAACCAAAGGCAGATAGGTGCAATGAAAAGGCACTCGAAGCATCATACTGTAAAGCATTTAAGGTCAATGGTAAGTAGTATGAAATCTGGAAAAACATTTAAACAGTCCCATGTTTCAGCTATGAAAAAAGTTGGTAAATAACAATGGCTACTTTTGAAGCACAGGTGGAAGGTTTAACAAGTTTATCTATTGATGGTAGTAGTGCACCAACACAAACTGAATTAACTCAGTTTTTAACAGATGGTGCTAAGGAAATATTAAATTCATTACCAAAGTCAAAGAAAATGTTGTATAGTACCTCAACCTCATTAAATGGTAGCAGTACAAATTTAACTATTGGCGGTTCTGAAATATTTAATGTTACTAGAGATGATGGTACAATTAACCAGCCATGTAGAAAAATATCTGCAGAATTAAGTGGCAGGGCAAGTGACTCAGGTGATATGATAGCAGCTACAACCACAGACCCAGTTTATTACATACAGAATAATATTCTCAGTGTAATACCAGAGCCTACAAATTCTAATAATGCTCAAGTTCAAACATTGGCTTATCCAGCTGTAGCTTATGGAGATTCAGCAATAACAAGATTTCCAGATGAAGCTGAGTATCTTGTGCCTTTATATGCTTCAGTAAAATCATTACAAAATCTATTGGGTAGTAGATCTTCTAACTCAGACATAACAACAGCATTAACAGCAATTAATACAGAGCTGGATGAAACACAGGCGGTATGTGATTTAATAAATACTCAGGTTGATGAAGCTGTAACTCAGCTTGCGGAGTCGGCTACCCAAGTTGATGCATCTGTAGATACAGCTCTAGCTGCAATAACAACAGCAGCTGGCAGGGTAAATACTGCTGTAGGTCTTGCTAATGTAGAATTTGATAAATGTGATGCTATTTTAGATTTGGGAGAAGCAGACTCTGAGGGGGATGTCAATACTGCCCTAACTGCTATTAACGCTGAGATAGATGAGTGTTTAAGTATTGCAGATAATATGCATACAGAAGTTGGTCTTATTAATGCTGAGGTTGATTTAGCAAAAACAGAAGCAGCTGAGTTAGCATCTCAAACAGATAATAGTGGAGATATTGAAACTGCATTAGATGCTATTAATACAGCACTTGATAAATTTAGAGCAGACGCTTCTGATCCAGCATTGTTTGGAGATGAAACTCAATACACAACTGGGACTGGAATAACAAGAGTTATATCTGCTTTAACGGCAGCCAATGATGTTATTAATAATAATCAGCCATCAGCGTCAACAGATGCGTATGGAGCTTTAGCTAATGAGGATACAGAGCTTGTATCATCTTCACTACAAGTTGCTCAAGTGGAAATTTCTAAAGCTAAGGCTTATTTAGAAGAGTTTAATTCTACGGTTAGAGCGTTACAGGCAGAAGCACAGGGATTTGCAAGTGAGGTAAGTGCTAGGGTTTCTTTTTCTGGTGCAAAATCACAGGCAATTCAGGGATATATAAATACAGCTAATGGATATGCTACAACCACTAGGGGCTATGGTGATGAAATACAAAAAAAATTAGAGATTGCTAATAACTATTCAAGAGAAGTACAATCTAGATTGCAACAAGCTCAGGCAAAAAGAGAAGAATCTAAATCTAGGATAGATGTTGGGAATGCTTATTTAGCTGAGGCAAACGCTTCTGCAAATGAAGCTCAAACATATGCAAATGAAGTTAGTGCTAGGATATCTCAAGTAAGTGGCTACGGTCAAGTTGTAAGTGGTTATATTAATGCAGCTCAGGGATATGCCAATGAAATACAATCAAAAATTCAAATAGCACAAGCTTATGGTAGTGAGGTGCAGATAAGATTATCAGTTGACTCTGCTCAATATGCTTGGTATGAAAAGCAACAAGCTAAGTTACAATCAGATTATGAAAAGGGATTACAGGCTATAA